CAGCTATTGACATTCAGAAAGCCGCTTCAGTTGCAGCACAGACACCTATGGCAACTACAGTCATTAAGAACTCAGGAGCAGACCTACCAGCAGCAGAAGTTCAAGGACTTCTAGCAGCTTGGAAAACAGCTCGTCAGAATCGGTCAACTGCCTATCTTACATCTACTCTCGATGCGCAGAATATCGGATTCAGTCCTAAGGACATGATGTATAACGAGGCTATCCAAAACCTCGCTACAGAAATTTCTCGCCTTTGCGGAATTCCTAGTTATTACTTGTCAGCAGATCAGAATACCTCCATGACTTACGCAAACATCCTAGATGAGCGCAAGCAATTGGTAGCCCTAGCGTTCCAGCCGTACATATCCGCAATCGAGCAGCGCTTGAGCATGGACGATATCTCTACGGCTGGACACTATGTAAAGTTCGACCTAGATTCCAGCTTCCTACGCGTTGACCCTATGGAGCGTTTACTCGTCCTAGAGAAGATGCTTTCACTTGGTCTTATCACAACAGAGCAAGCCATGGAGATGGAAGATTTAACACCTAACGGAAGCGAAGCCTAATGGAAACCTTATACATCGAAGCATCCTCAATTGTCTGCTCAGAAGAGCGCCGTGAAATCTCAGGCAAGATTGTTCCGATGGGAACTGGCGAAATCGGTCACACCAACCTTGGTGGCGTGGTCTTCGAAGCTGGCTCTATTGACATTTCAGACATCTCAAACATTCGTCTTCTAAGTCAACATGACATGAAGAAGCCGGTAGGCAAAATGATTAGCGCAGAAAACCGTTCAGATGGAATTTACGCGACATTTCGCTTGAGCCGCAGCACACGCGGAAACGATGCGCTTATCCAAGCTCAAGAAGGACTAGTATCTGGTCTTTCTGTAGGAGCTGAAATCATCGCATCAAAGCCATCACGCAACGGTCACATAGTCGTGACAGCTGCATCACTCAGAGAGGTGTCACTCGTGACAGAAGCCGCGTTCAAATCAGCAGCAGTTACAGAAATTCGCGCATCAGAACAAACAGATGCAGCTGGAGCAGCAATTGATAATGCTATCCAGCAACTACAGGTAGCTCCAGAGGAGACTGCCGTTATAGAAGTTTTGCTTGATTCAGTCAAGCAAATCATAGACAACATCCAACCAACAGAAAGCGAGACAGTAGCCGTGGAAAACACACCTACAGTTGAAGCATCACCCGTAGAGGCTGCGGCAGTCGAAGCCTCTGCACCAGTAGTAAAGGCGATGCACTATGCAGCACCACGCATCGACACAACACCACATGTATTCCTTGAGAACGCAGTACGCGCATCACTCGGAGATGACAACGCTCGTCAATACCTAGCAGCGGCATCAGATACAGATACAACAGATGTAGCTGGTCTCGTACCAACTCGTCAGCTCACAGAAATCATCAACAACAAGTCAACTTCAGGACGTCCATCAATCGATGCGATTTCATCTGGAACACTTCCGGACGCTGGATTTAAGTTCCAGATTCCTCGCGTAAAGGCAGTCCCGACTGTCGCAGAAACCGCAGAGAAGGCGGCGTTCTCAGATACACAGGTTGAGATTGAATACCTTGATGTAACTGTTAAGAAGTATGCTGGAATGCAGTTGTTCGACGTAGAAGTTCTTGATCGTACTTCTCCAGCATTCTTCGCAGAGCTTCAGTCACTTATGGCAGATGCTTACGCAAAGGCAACAAACGTTGCAGTTCGTACAGCTATCCAAACAGGTGCTTCAGCTGACGGAACTGCAATCACACTTCCTTGGGATGGCGCAGAAATGGCTGGCTTTATTGCTCGCGCTTCTGACTCTATCTACACAAACACACTTCGCTTTGCGCAGTCAGTAATCGTTTCTCCAACACAATGGAGCAACATCATGGGCATGGTAGACGGACAGAATCGTCCTCTTTTCATCGCCTCACAACCACAGAACGCAGCTGGTTCAGTATCACAGTCACTTCGTGGATCACTTCTCGGACTCGACCTCTATGTCGACTACTCACTCACAGGTGTAGCAGACGGTTCAATCGTTGTAGTCAACCGCGATTCATACACATGGTACGAGTCACCACGCCTTCAGCTTCGTGCTGACAAGGTTGGTACAGGTCAGGTTGAAGTCGGTTACTACGGTTACGGCGCAATCGCGACAAAGGCAGCAGCAGGAGCTTTCAAGTTCAATAACGCAGCCTAAGCAACACCCATTAGAACGGCTGGGGGCAGGTGCCCTTCCTGCTCCCAGCTCTTATGAAAGGATAGAGAATGTCACTTTGCACAGTAGCTGAACTTAAGGCTGCACTTGGCGTTGGCTCTCTCTATAGCGATTCGCTACTTCAGGAAGTGTGCGATGCCGCTGATAACGTCCTATTGCCTTTCATATGGGCTAACACTAATAGCGTAGTTGGGCATAGCAATACCGCATCAACAGGTACTGCCTACTTTGATGAAAATGTGCAAGACATCTATTACGTTGGCGAGACTATAACGATTAGCGGATGCGGTTCAAAGCATAACGGAAACAAAACAATTACATCCGTTGGAGAAAAAACTATCACCTATGCCATTCCTGGCAACAATAACGCGGTCACACCTTTCCATCCGATTAACCCTTACGGCAAAGTTGCAGCAGACACTTACCTAGACCCATCTTCAATCCCTAGCATCCAGCTCGCAGCCCTTATGGTCGCTGAGTCTATTTGGCAGAGCCGCCAAGCTAACTCAGGTAACGGCATGGCTCCGGATGGCTCTATGGGTTCATTCTATGCGATGTCTACTCAGCTCATTTCTCGTATCCGTGGACTTATCGCTCCTTATTTAGACCCTAGAAGCATGGTCGGCTAATGGCAGCAATCACAACTCTTAGAACCACTATCGCTAATGCGATCGTAGATAATACAAAGTATTCGACATTCGCCTTTCCTCCAGCAAGCCCTATTGCTAATAGCGTTGTAATAGCACCTTCTAACGGTGACTACATTGTGCCTACAAATAACCAATATGGATCTGTAGCTCCATTGGCTAACTTCGAGATTCGCATGTATATCCCACTCTTGGACAACCAAGGCAACCTCGCTGGCATCGAGGACACTATGGTCGCGGTCTTTCAAAAGCTCGCTGCCTCATCTATTAAGTTTAATGTTGGCTCAGTAACTAATGTAGGTACTATCGACACAGAGTCAGGTACTTTACTTACTGCCACCATTAACATCTCAACACTAACGGAATGGAGCTAAGATGGACAATCTAGCAGAATGGACAAAGGAGCAAGCAGCCTTCCTCGAGAAGATTGGTCAGCTCCCACCAGCAACACCAGCAACACCTAAAACAACTATCAAGAAGGAAGAGGAATAAACCGTGGCAGTATATTTAAGCAATGGAGTGGTTCTTACTGTTAATGCGGTAGATCTCTCATCCCTAGTTAGCTCAGTTACTATCAACAGAACATTTGATGAATTAGATATCAGCGCGATGGGCGATTCAGGTCATCGTTACGTCAAGGGCTTGGAATCTTCAAACATCACAATCGACTTCTTCAATGATGAGGCATCAGCTAAGACTCTTCAGACTCTGAACTCAACATGGGGAACAAACACAACCGTCACAGTCAAGCAGACTTCTGCGGCAGTATCAGCTACAAACCCACTTTACACAATGACATGTTTGGTCAACAACACAACACCTATCAACGGTGCAGTTGGTGACATCTCAATGCAGTCAGTAACTTGGAACGTTTCAGGTACAATTGCAGTAACAACCGCATAATCTAAACAAAGGGGCAAAGCATGGCAAAGTTAAAAGTAACAAGGGTCGATGGTTCAGTAAACGAGTACGAGATCACCCCAGTGATTGAGTTTGCGTTTGAAAACTATGCCAAGATGGGTTTTCACAAAGCTATCGTGGAACATCAGAAGCAATCTGATATCTACTGGATTTGCTGGGAAGCCATTAGGAGAAGCGGCGAAACGGTGCCAGTTTTCGGTGAGAAGTTTATCGAGACCTTGGCTAGCGTGGATGTGGTGGAATCCGACCCTTTAGGATAGATCGGAAGTCCATTATCTATCTCGCGACTCGATTGAGTCTAGAGTATGGAGTTCCGCTTCAGTCTATTGTTGAACTATCTCCAATAGCATTTCAAGCGCATATTCAGGTATTAAACGATGTAGCAAAGGAGCGAGACAATGCCAGCAAAAGTGGTCGGCGCTCTCGCTCTTAGGAAGGCACTCAAGAACTTTGAGCCCGACCTAGCAAAAGAAGTCAGCAAAGAGATAACTTCATTCGTCAAGCCAATAGCTAGCAAAGCTAGGGGTTTTCTTCCGTCAAACGAAGAAGCCCCTAGCGGCTGGCTGAAGCGCGAGAACGCTCAGGGTCGATGGGCTACTCGATATTATGACAGGGCTGAAGCATTCAGAGGCATCACTTATAAAACAAGTCCAAGTAAGGCTAACTCCAAAGGCTTTAAGGCTTTGGCATCGGTTTACAATAAGAGCGTCGGCGGCATCATCTACGAGTGGGCTGGTCGTACTTCAGGAATTCAAGGCAAGTTTACTCCTAGACTGCAAGAAATAAGTCAGCTAAAAGGTAGAGGCAAAGGCTTGACTGGTCGTGCAATCTTCAGAGCATTTGATGAAGATCGTGGCAAGGCTACCGCTGGCGTATTAAAAGCCATCGAAAAGGCTGCAACTAAATTTAACGCTAGTAAAGGTAGTGTCTAATGGCTAGTTTGAAAGTAGATATAGCATCCGAGTTTACTGGCGCTGCCGCATTTAAGAAGGCTGACAAAGCCACCAAAGGTTTAGATAAAGGCGTTAAGAAGCTAGGCAAGTCATTAGGCTTGGCGCTAGGCGCTGCAGGGCTAGTTTCTCTTGCTAAGAACGCAGCTAAGGCTTTCATGGAAGATGAAGTCAGCGCAACTAAGTTAGCCAACGCAGTCAAGAACTTAGGCATGGAGATGGAGACTCCAGCCATCGAGAAGTATATTGAAGGACTTTCCGTAACCGCAGCAGTAGCAGACGATAAACTACGCCCTGCCTTCCAAGCCTTGCTGACACAGACAGGCTCACTAGTTCTATCTCAAGAGATGTTAGCTCAAGCCATAGACATCTCTAGAGGCTCAGGAGTGGCACTTGAGACAGTAACCCAAGACCTTGCCAATGCTTATGTAGGAAATACAAAGGGTCTTAAGAAATACAATTTAGGTTTAACTAAGGCTGAGCTAGCTACTATGTCTTACGCTGAGGTTCAAGCTAAGCTCGCTAAACAGTTCAAGGGATCATCAGCGGCTTACCTCAAGACATACGCTGGCAAGATGGAAGCTATTACAGTTGCCGGTGGTGAGATTCAAGAGATTCTAGGCGAAGGCGTTATTGACGCACTCATGGCTCTTACTGATAACACTTCTATTGAAGGCTTGGTAGCAGACCTCAAGGACGGCGCAAAGGCAGCCGGAGACTTCTTGGTCAAGGTCGGTGAATTTGGATCTAACATTGCAGGAGCAGTCAGAACAGTAAGCGGATGGATTGACGCTTCTATTAAGAAGCTAGATGAATGGACAGATGCTTGGAACAGAGCCACTGGCAACGCTGAGGAAGAAGTAGTAAGAAACCCTCAAGAAGTCCTCGATGACTACATCAACCGTACTGGTGAGTCCAAGAGAACAGATATAAAGCTAACCGATAAATATGTGAAGGCTCAGAAGGCAGCAGCAGCCGCAGCAGCGGCAGCAGCAGCTAAGGCAGCTAAGCTACAAAGAGAAGCGCTAGCGGCTCAAAAGAAAGCTAACATCCTTAAAAACGCTTCAGCTATGTTCGACATGAAACAGATTCAGATCATCGCAGCACTTAAGGGCAACATCTCTCAGCAAGAGCGATTGAGGCTTGAACTTCAGTTGGCACTTGCTACTGATAATGCTGAAGAAGCTCAGCGCCTTACATACAAGCTAGCTATTGCTCAAGGCATGACAGTAGCCTTAGCTAAAGAGTTGGCATCACTTCCAGCAGCGAGTAACCCCTTTGCTGCGTGGAAAGGCTATCTCGATGATGTCGAGCTAAAGGCTAAGAAGATTGCAGCAGATGCAGCCGCAGCAGCAGCCGCAGCAGCTAAGGGTGGCACAGGAGGCACAGGAGCCGCTGGAGGCGGAGCAGGAGATGGGTCAACGCCACCACCTAGAGCTATACCGCCTGTATTCGTACCTAAGAGCGCAGCGGATGCCTATGGAGGAATTAACAACGTCACAGGTATTAACCGCCTCGGAGTTGAGACAGGCGGCGGTCAGACTATTAAAGTTGATCTAAACATCGACGGCAAGTTAATTGCTCAGATTCTCCAAGATGCTTCAGCCAATGGCAATCAGGTATATGTCAACCGTGTCACAGGTCAGTTCTTCGGATAATGGCACTTCCAGCGCAGATAGCCGTCAGCTTCGACTTTAGTTCAGGAGCTACCTTCGGCTATCCATTCGTTATAGGCGATAGCAAGAATGGAATCATCGGAGTCTCACAACTAGGCTCATCAGATGTACCGCTTCCTATTGTCGACCTTACTCCTAATGTCACCAACATTACTATCAGTCGTGGTCGCAATACCTTGCAAGATACCTATGACGCTGGCACTTGCTCTATCAGAGTTTTAGATCCTGACGGTGCATGGAATCCACAGAACCCAAGCTCTCCATATTATCCCTACCTAGTTCCTTTGCGTAAGATTCGCGTATCAGCTACAACTGGCACAGACCAGCACTTCCTATTCAGCGGTTACTCAACTGAGTATTTCTATACTTATGACCAAGCTGAGAACATGGGCTATGTCACCATTATGGCTAGTGATGCTTTCAGACTCTTTCAGCAGTCACAGGTCAGCACGGTAGCAGACTCAGGAGCAGGGCAGACCACAGGCACTAGAATAGCCAAGCTACTAGATCAGGTGGGCTTTCCTTCTAACCTCAGAACTTTAGCCACAGGAGATTCCAATTGTTGTGCAGACCCTGGCACTACTCGTACCTTGCTAGGGGCATTGAAAAACGTCGAGTTCGCGGAACAGGGGGCTGGATATGTCGACGGCTCAGGCACTTACATCTTCAAGGATAGAAGCGATGTCATATCCTCAATCGCTGCAACTCCTATCGAGTTTAATCAGACCACTGGTATTCCATACAAGAATCTAGCCTTTGCCTTTGATGACAAGCTCATCATGAATCAGGCAAGCATTACCCGCGTGGGTGGCACTATGCAGTTCGCTGAGAATACTGCCTCAGCTATCCGATACTTTCCTCATGCTTACACGGCAGATAACATCGTCATTGACACAGATGCCAATGCTCTAAACATCGCTAGGACTTTCGTAGCTACAAGAGCTGAGACAACCATTCGCATTGACGCTATGACGGTCGACCTTCTAGACCCAGCCGTGCCGACCAATACTATGATCGGACTTGAGTACTTCGATGTCTGCAAGATAACTAATATCCAGCCTGACGGCTCAACCATCGTCAAGACCCTACAGGTGCAGGGCTTAAACTGGACTATTACCCCTAACTCAATGCAAGTGACAGTAACAACACTAGAACCCATAACTGACGGATTCGTCATAGGCAGCACAGAACGCGGTATAATTGGTATATCCGCGATGACTTACTAGGAGATATATAATGACAGTTGGCATGCCCGCAAATACGGGGGATATCCTTACCGCCGCCGCTTTCAATGGCTTAGTGGCTTACACAGTCAACACAGACGCAACTGCCGACTACACCGCAGTAATCGCCGATGCCTATCAGGTTCTAGTGCCTATGAACAAGGCTACTGCCGTAGCCTTTAAGATTCCTACCAATGCCTCAGTAGCTTTCCCAGTAGGTACTGCGATCACTATCCTTAATAAGGGTGCTGGGCTTTGCACAATTAGCGCGGTTACATCTGGCACAACTACAGTCCTTTCAGCTGGTGCAGTTGCCGCTTCTCCTACCCTTGCTCAATACAAGACTGCCGTGGCTATCAAGACTGCCACAGATACTTGGTACGTCGTAGGCGGGGTTGCATAGTCAATGATTGGTGCAATCGTAGCGGGAGGGCTTAGCGAGCCAACCGCGCCCGTCACTAACTCTTATGAGTCTATTGCCTCATGGAGTTCTTCAGGTTCGACGGTTACATTTTCTACTATTCCTAGCACTTATAAGCATTTGCAGGTTCGCTTCTATGCCGACTTAGACACCGCAGATCGTGTGCTTCGCATGCGTATCAACGGAGTTAGCACTACTGGCACATACGCAAAGCATGGACTAGAAGGTAACGGAAGCTCTGCCTCAGCCTATGGAGTTGATTCGTCATCGGCTACTTGGCTCGATGTTGGATACGTTCCAAGCGCAGGGTCTAACCCAGCAGTTGCCGTCATAGACATTCTTGATTATGCAAATACTAGCAAGTATAAGACAACTCGCACTTTAGCGGGTAATGACCAAAATGGTGCAGGACTAGTCGGTCTCTACTCAGGGCTCTATATGAGTACCTCAGCTATCACTTCTATTGAGTTCACAATCAATGGTTCTGGAAGCTTTGCTACTGGCTCATCATTCGCCCTATACGGAATAAAGGGATAATATGCCAACATCTACTTACACGCCTATAGCGACTCAGACTCTTGGCTCAGCTCAGTCAAGCGTTACATTTAACTCATTTGCTGGTTACACAGATTTAGAGATTGTTTGCTGGGTAGCTGGAACATCCGCAAGCACTGACGGCATCATTCAGTTTAATGGTGACACGGGTGCTAACTATTCTCAAACAGTATTAAGAGGAAACGGCTCAACTGCCACATCTGTCAGATATTCAGAGTGTTATCTAAACGGTGCGAGCACTTGGGATTCTGGTCGAAACTATGTAGTCAAGATTCACTTACAGAACTACGCAAACACCACAACTTATAAGAGTTTTATCACTAGAACTGGAACTGCGGTCGGCTCAGATGTTGCTACTTCTGCAAACCTTTGGCGCAACACCGCTGCTATAACCTCGCTTACTATCAAGGCGGGGTCGGGCAATATCCAAGCTGGCTCAACCTTCACCCTATACGGAATCAAGGCGGCATAATGGCTAATACATTCGAGCTTATTTACTCTGCAACCGTTGGAAGCGGTGGAGCGGCTGACATTACCTTTAACACTATTCCTAGCACCTTTACTGATTTGGTTCTTAAATTATCAATTCGTGGCAATTATGCAGATATTTACACAGAAGGAAAATTGCGTTTTAATGGAGCTGGTTCAGATGTCAATTTATCAGCGCGAACAATTTTAGGTCAAGGTTCAGGTACTCCAGCAAGTTTTAGTAATACATATCTTTATGCTGGCCCGTGGAATGGCAATACATCCACCTCATCTACCTTTGCTAATGTAGAAATTTATATACCTAATTACGCATCTACTACTGCCGCT